GTATACAAAACAAAGGAGAAACAATGACTAAAAAACATTTCGAGGCAATCGCTGACGATATCAACAAAAGGGCTGCAGTTGTAATCTTTAGCCAAGAACTGAATGACGATGAAAAGTTTATCGCTTTACATACTCTAAGGCATTTGGCTTATGACTTGGGGAGTACGTTCTCTAAATTCAATGATAATTTTGACTATGAAAGATTCATCAAGGCTTGCAACGTTGGAGAAATAGTTACTAGTTAAAGAATAAAAATAATGTGTAACCCCTTCGGGGGTTATGCAGTCTAAGTAATACTAAACAAAGGAGAAAAAATAAAATGAAGAAAATAACATTAGAGATATATGTATCAGATGATTTTAAAGTAAATACATCAGAACTATTAGAGCTGTTTGGTAAGAAATACAATTCTAATTTCTGGAGCATTGATTCTTTAAAAGAAGTTGAGATGAGATGGTTTGATTCTTTAGATGATTTCAGCTCTATCGGTGAAGTTAAAGAATATATACATTCAGAGTAACTATCTAACTACCCATCAGCTTGGTGGGTAGATAGATACTTATAAGAAGTATCAATACAAAAAACAAGGAGAGAATATAACAATGACTAGAAAACATTTTGAGAGAATAGCAGAGGATATTAACAAACAAGGAATAATTATTCAAAATATGGACAATTGTTCTTATGATGAGAAATGGTTTGCTTTTCTTATCTTAGAAGATTTAGCAAACGATTTATTAAGTACCTTTTCAGAATTTAATAACAATTTTGATATGGATAGATTTATTAAAGCGTGTGGAATTAGAAAATTAAAACTTGAGCTTGAAAGAATTAAAGCTACTGAAATTGCGAGTGGTATCTAGTAAAACTCTAGGAGGATATTTTAACAGGTATCCTCCAGGAGCTTTATAAAAGATAAAGCCAAAACTAAGGGAGAGAAAATGAAAGCTAAAGTAAAAACAAATCAATCCATTAAATGCGTTGACCAAAAAGAACACGCAAAAGAAAATAATTATAATGGTTGGGCTAATTATGAAACATGGAATATTAGTCTATGGATAAACAACAATGAAACATTGTATAACATTGCAAAAGATTGCAAAGATTATGCAGAATTTATTGCATTTACTAAAGATATAGATATAAATATGACAGGCGACAAAGTAAAGTTTGACAATGATTTAGTTAATGTATATGAAATAAATGACATGTTAAAAGAACTAAGGGGGGAATAATGAAAGAAAAATATTTAGTAGTAGTTATAAAAGATAATAACTTTGATGAGGCATGGAACAATATTAAACATGTTGCAGGAGTTAAAGATACATTGAGATTATCTAGTTATGGTTATGAGAAATTGCAAAGTCCATTTGTATAACTCTAGGAGGATATTCACCAGGGTATCCTCTAGGAGCTTTATAAAGATAAAGCCAAACTAAGGGAGAGAATAATGGAAACAGATAAATTAATTAAGGCTACTAGAATTGCTATTCAAATTGCTTTAGCAAATGAAAGACAAGCCTTTAAAAAATTAGAGATTGCAGAGGAGGAACTGCAACAAAAAAGAAAAATAGTATCAACAAAACTAAAGACACTAAAACAATTACTAGAGGAGGAATAATGGAGGAAACAAAAGAGCGATTTATAATGCACAACTTTATTGAGGAGATTGTGTCCGAGATAGAGGAGGAACTGAAAGACGGAGACCACAGTTACCCTCAAGACATAGTTACTGAAATGGTTGACGGTTACGTACCAGTTTATAACAGTGGTGTTATAGAGTTCGCCAACGAGTTGGAGGGTCAAGACTGGTCAGACGTATGGCTAGGAGCTTCTTATATGGAGTTTCAACACGAGGGCGAAAACATAATAAGACAATTGCAGATAAATATATTTCAACTGTTGTATGAAAAAGTATGCAGCCACGAAAAGATACGGGAGTTAATCTAGTTGGAGAAACCACCAGTACAGTTTCCGTGGGAGATACCACCACAGGTATATGGACCGTTTCACGTAAGACTTACAAGAGAGGACGGCAGGGAACGTTCCAACGTGTCAGGATTAGGAGAGAGACACGGCAGGGCAGATAAATTTATTGATGCCCCAAGCATTATGCAGGGGAGATTAATTGTACATCTTTCTAACTCATGTCCACCTACCACGACTAAGTACACGCAGGGATTATCTAATGCTATGAGACGCAACACAAACTGGTTTAGGAAAGTACCTCCAAGACGTGTGAGGTGTACCCTAAGGATTTATTGGAGAGAAGATGAAAAATGATAGATAGACGATTTGAGATACTGAAAGACCAAGTGCAGCAATCAAACATGTGGGAAGTAAATAACCCTAGAGTTGTAAAAATTGTAACACTTACAATGAAAATGATTGAGGAGGACGCACTGTTTGACGAGGAACAGAAAGAGCAATTGTATTTTATTTTTAGGGCAGTAATAAAAGTTTGGGGCAACAATGAAATATCTGTGTAACCAATTAAGTAAAAGAACAGTCTAAATTATGTGGTTTGATGAGCAATTGTTAGACGATTTAGACAACGAGATAGAGGAGAAAGACATGCTAAAGAAATATATCTTTCTAGTAACGGGAGAGTTTCCAATACTAGGTTTAGATAAAGCAGATGCAGAAAGAAAAGTACAGGGTTGGCTGCGTGAATACAAACCTAAGTATGTGGATAAAGTTACATACGCATACGCAATGGAGATGAAAGACGGAGCCTTTGTAAAAATGGAGGAGGAATAATGAATCGAGCTACAAGACGCAGACTAGCATCTAATAAGAAAGGTGGAACACAAAAGAATCATCAGACTTATGGACTAAAGCTACATGCAGAACAGTTAGACGACCAACACAATAAGAAAGTAAAGAAGGTTATAGATGAAACCTAGATTTAGGGGATACCCTGACGCATACGAGATTATTGAACACTTGACTGAAAGAATTGAGGACGAGTTGTCAATAATAAACAAAGAAAAGAAAAGCAGTATTAAATGGTGGAGCGACCTAAGGTATGCACGATACGATGTAACTCGCATGGTATTAATGCAGCAGCTTAGAGAGTTAAGAGTTCTTTATAAAGAAGTTGAAAGAGCAGACTTATCAGAACAAGCAGCCATTGACGGTGCAAGTACGGAGCCACCGTTCTAATGGATACTAAAACATACTGGATAAAGTTCAACAACAGGGACTATAAAAACAATCCTAACTTAGTTATCGATATGCTAACTGACGCAAGGATAGAAGAGATACAGGAGGAAGAGTGATAGCAAAGTCATTTAGAAACAGAACAATTCCTTGGTACGTTAAATCTAAAAAAGATTTAATTGCCTGGGCATTGGTAACATTTAGAGACGACAAGCCAATAAGCAATGGAGAGTTTGTCTTTGAGTTACGTTGTACAAGATTCGGAGGACTGCTGCACAATCTAAGAGAAGAGGGTTGGGACATAGCAACAGTGCAAGGAAAAGAAAAGGGACACTACGTTTACTATTTATTATCAATGCCTGAAGAGGATACAGATAATCAATTGAAGCTAGTTCAATAATTGTTTACATACCATGACAATATGTAGTAACATAAAAGATATGATGTATATAGTTACAGCTATAGATATATACAATAATGAAGAACGTTCATGGGAGTTCGACTCTCTCGTCAAAGCAGGCGAGCAGGTAAGACAACTCAAAGACGAACCGGGACGTTATGTCGTTAAGTTTACGACTACTTCTACTGTTGTTGTATAGATAGCAAACAATATAGGAAAAGGAGAGTAATGGCTAATTTATTTAGTGAGCCTAAGGTACTAAAAAAATGGGCTATCAACCTAGCAAATGCTTGTGGTGGACAAGAAGTTACACAAACAAGTATCAAGTTAAATAAATATGATGTTCATAAGATTGATAAGTTGGTTGAACAATTTGTAATTGATTTTAATTTCAACATGCAAACTATGAACGAGTTAAGAGAGAAAGATGAGGAAGAATAATGGACGAGAAAACAATAGAGAATCTAGTCGGAGAAATGCTAGCAATGAAAGTAGACGACAAACAAATCTTTCAAGCTAACGTTATCCGTGTAGATAATCAAATAGTTCTTACATCTTTAACTGCAACCATACCAGTAGTTGTACAAAAGTTAGAGGTAGATGAAGACGGAGAGTTAGTAAGAGCAAGAAATGACAAAGGTCAATATGTTGCAGACAATCCTGACACAGTAGAGAACGAAGCATTTAAGGAAGAGGAATAGTGGAGCAGCAATTACTAATCGCATTGTCAGTAACAATAGTGTTACTTGTAGGCTTTATGATTAGTGCATTGCGAATACTAAGAGATGTGTTAGAGGGATTCGGTATCACGATTACAGATATGAGAAGACTTAAAATGCAAGAAGATTACTCAGACAAGTACGAGATTATAAATCTTAATAATGATTTAAAAGAAACTCCTGGAAACATACAGGACTGGTACGAGCCTGATGAGTAAACTACAGGACCTACAATTTAATTCATTACTTATGGATACAAAAAGAAATGAGTTACAAGAACTGTCAGACCGTAGAGCTAAACTAATACAAGATTGTTTAGATGAGGGACTGTCAGTAATAAGTATAAGCAAAGCTACAAACATTAGTAGGCAACGTGTCTACATGATATTAAACAAAGGAGATAATGTATGAGCGAGACAAAGAAAAAGAAATGGGATGATTTAAAAAAACCATTTGCTAAATCTGTAGTCAAAAAGAATCCTGCAGGATTTGGAGACTACGTACCACACCATATCTATACAAGGAGATTGGTAGAGAGTGGACTGTTTGACAGTTTTGATACTGTTGAAGTTATAAGAGGACAAGCAGGTCATGTCATTGGTGCAAGATGTAAGTTAGTAGTAGACGGTAAAAGCGTAACTCATGTTGGAGACGTAGAGCCATCAGCTATTAATCAATTTCTAAATGGTAAAAAATCTGAGGGCGAACTTGTTAAGGACGCTGAATCAGACGCACTTAAAAGATGCTGCATGAGACTTGGTATCGGTCTTGAACTATGGGAACAAGACATGAGCGAAGAAGAGTACAGTGTTAGTGCTGCACCTGTTGTAGAGGAACCTAAAAAAAAAGTAACACAAGAGACTGGGACATCCCCTTCTAAACCAAGGATTACTGTGAATCAGTTAAAAGATATGGTCATGGTTAGTTGCAATGACGATGTAAATTTTGCAGCAAGATGTTACAAAGATTGCTTTAACAGAACAGTAATAAAAACTAACAAAGAAGACATAGCTAAATGGGAAGATGAAGACATTAAAACATTTTTAGATTTGGTTGATGAGTACATAGATAAAAACAAAGAAACGTTTGAAGAGAGACAGAACAATGAGCCTGTTGTAAATAGGATTATTGAAAATCTTGATAACGTTACAGATAAAACAGATGAGGAGAAAGACATGGACTTTAGTAACGATGATTGGAAAGCAGGAAAAGAAGCAGACCCTATGACAGAAGCACAACAAGGTTTCTTAGAGGGTTTGATTAATCAAGCAATTGACAAAGGACTTGACGCACTAGCAGCCGAGGCAAAACAATACTTGAACTCAGATAAAACAGGTAAAGTATCTTGCAGTGATTGGATAAACAAACTTAAGAAGGCATTATAAATTATAAACCGTTACCGGATTGCGTAACAATTAGAGTGTCAGACATAGACGGACTAGGTTTGTTCTGTGTCACACATATAAACAAAGGATATAGTTTAGGAATATCACATGTGGAAGACAGTAGATTTCCTAACAGATTTATTAGAACTCCTTTAGGTGGTTTTATTAATCACGATGAGACACCTAATTGTAAGACAGTAGATATGGATGGTTACAAGTATCTAACTGCAGCAAAAGATATTGAACCAGGAGATGAACTTACCCTTAGATATACGATGTATAACTTAGACCTTACGAACTAATCAAAAAAAAAAAAAAAAAAAAAAAAAAAAAAAAAAAATTATAAAAAAAAAAAAAAAAAAAAAAAAAAAAAAAAAAAAAAAGATGTAACCTTTTTGAAACCAAAAGAGTCTAAGTAGTATAACCGTAAAAACAAAGGAGTAACTATGACTAGAAATAAATGGATGGAAGATATGTTTATACTTCCAAAACTTGAAACAAAAAAAGAAACAAAAAAAGTAGAAGTGTCTTGGTATATGTGTGAAAGAAAACTTGGTAGCAAGACATGTGGCAAAAAGTTTCGTAGTGAATCAGGTATTGATTACCACCAAGACTTTAAATGTATAAACCCAAGAATAAGGAGAGCATAATATGAGACATAAATTTACAGTCAAAGGTAAAGACTTTGGTAATCCAAATGCAGCTTATAAAAAGAAATGGCACGACTGGTTTATGTACTGCGAGAGATGTAATCAAAACAAAGCTAAATATTACCAAGCTAAGTATTATGATTTTGGTATCAATTTAGAGCTACAAAATTTTGTTACGTTTCCTGACATAAATGTTGATGCCTACAAGGAAGAGAAACTACGTTATCAAAATACTATAAAAGAATATCAAGATGCTCAATACTGTTCATAGTATTTTAAGGTTGTCCCATCCTTTATTACTAATCGTAAAGGTAAGCACTCCAGGGTGGGACCACATACCAGTTCTAGCAGTAAAATCAATAGACTTATCTAAGCTAGGACATTGAAACCAAGTTCTATCTCCCTGCTGCTTACTTCTAAAATGATGATAGTGAGCAGTCACAAGTATCTCAGCATCTCCTGGTGGTAAGAAGCCATACATCTGACCTTTCCACCACGACTCTATCTTTGCTTCTGCGTTACCTCCACCTGAACTCATGTGTCCATGTGTCATAGCAACAGTCTTACCTTTGACAGTAATGTTCTGATGAAAGCCTTCAGGTATATTAACTTCAACGTGTCCATATCTTTCAGGATTAGCAGACATAATTTCTTTACATATCTGCAAGTGCATTGTGTCTGAGTTATCTAATCTAGTAGTTGTTACTTGACCTTTACCTGAACGAGAAGTTTCTCCATGATTACCCGGAACTCCACAAAGTATAATACGATTTACAAGTGGCAAGAATGTATCAATAGTTTTCATAAGCATACTTCTAGCTAATGCGTACTGTTCTACTAATGTAAGCTCAATGTTAAATGCTTGCGAGTCATAGAATCCGTAACAGTTTTCTGTTAAGTCTCCCATTCCTGCTATATATATTTCATCTATCTCTACGTTTGTTTTACGCAGCTCTTTAATTCTTTGCACTGCATCTTGTAAAGCAATGTCATATCTTTTGATAGTGTTCTCAACTCCGTAATCTTTTTTTCCGAGCTGCCAGTCAGAACAAAAGAACATAAATGCTGTGTCTCCACCTTTGTCATACTTCTTAGCAGGTACTTTCTTACTTGCTTTCTTTAATAGTTCTTTGAAATACTTGTCGTGTCCTGGTTTCTTTCTACGAACAAGCCCTTTGAAAGCATAGAATGTTTCGACTCTACCACCTTTCAATTGAGTCTGCCATGAACTGGCACGAACTTGACCGTCTATTTCATATTGGTCAGGATTGAAACCCCATTCTTTAAGTATCTCATCATACTTTGATTGATAGTTGGGGTCGTTTCCAACGTGTGTGATTTCTCCTAAACCAGTTACTTCATCTATTTCATAACCTGGTTGCCACCCTGATTTGTAAAAGTTATTACCTAACTCTTCTGAGGATAGCTTTTTTTTCTTAGGCATAAAACCTCCTTTAGCCCTGTTACTGACAGTCTATAGGGGTTTACTTAGAAACCGTGTATTTAATTAAATTATTTGCTAACTGATGCTGAGTTACTACCAATTTGTTTTTTGGCGTAAGTCTTAATTACAGCTAAAGCTGCACCACCACCGGCAAGAGCAGCAAGTTGTAACACTTCTGCGTCAACTCCTACCAAGGGAGCTACTGTTAACGCTCCGATAAAGGCTTCAATAAAAGTCCATCCGGTACGTTCTAGCATATCTTTAAGGTCTGCACTCATTTATAATCTCCTAGTTTATTAATCTACCTTTAAGCATAGCAGTCAAAACTTGAATCTCTCCACTTATCTCTTGCAATTTTTCCTGTACATCAGCAGGGTTCATATATGTAGAGCCTGATTTGTTTGATATAGATTCTTTTAAGTTTACATTAGAGTATTTAATTGTTACTTTCTCTCCTGCAACTAAAGCATCTCTAACTTTAGGATACATTTTTTCATAAGCTGTTCTACTGGACCCAATAAAACCATCTTTACTTACATCTAAATCTTGTTGTGTGTTACCCACTAGATAACAACCTGCCGTGCTTTCATCTGTATTCCCTGAATGCACTAAAATAAATTCAAAGTTAGGTACATCTTGTAGTTCGAGCATACCCAGGTGCCAACCTTCTCCATACTTAGCATCGTATCTAGCCTTTGTACGTGTATGAAATCCTCCAACAGTTCTAAATTTTATTTCATACTCCCCTAAAGGTATAGCTGTTTCTGAATAAACTTTCTTATCTCTGACCTCATCTTCGAGTCCATAACATTCAAATACGTCATCAATAAATAACAAGCTGTTAGTTGCATCCTCCCCGAACTGTGTTCTTACAACATCTAATTTCATTTACTTACCTCCACAACAACCTTGTCCACAACAGTCCATGTTATTCTCCCTTCCTAAATCCTATAGTCAATAGCCATATTGCTAATGTAATTACGGTGGCAAGCCCCGTGATTTGCCTGGCACTCCCGGTCAAAGTCAAAGTAGCAATGATTAAACCTACTAAGGTCCACGAAAGGTTTAGTGTTTCTTTAATTGCCTGGACAAACCAGTTCCATATTTTTTTTATCATAGACTTCTCCTAAATACAAAAGCTGCCATACTAACTATTCTAGTCAGAATAACTGGCACAACCACTTCTTTAGATTTATTTCGTTGGTCTTGTGTCATATCATTTCCAATGTTACCTATAGTTATACCGTCAAAATCTAAATCTACAAATGTTTCTATAGGATTTTCTAAAAAGGCTTCATAAGTTTTTTCTGTAACAACGTCAGCAAGTGTGTAGTTTTCTACATCTGCATTCTCTACAGCTCTTTCAACGTACTCTTCTACAGCTTCAGCTACAACTTCATCTTCTTTGACAGCTTTAGCTATTATCTCAACATCTTCTGTTTCTACTTGCAATACTTCAGCAACAACTTCTACTTGTTCTTCTGTAAGTTCTTCTATCTCTTCAATAGCTTCTTCAACTACTGCCTGGACTATCTCTTGTACTTCTACTGATACTTGTTCCAGGTTCTGTACACCTATGTCATTGACTTCTTCAATAACTTCTATTACTTCTTCTGTTTCAAGTTCTTGTACAAACTCTTGTATTGCTTCTTCTTTAGCTTCTTCATACTCTACTAACTCCTCTTCTGTATATTCTTCTAGTTCTTCTTCAGTTACTTCAGGAATATCTACAACAATAATCTCTTCAATAACTTCTTCTATCTCTGCAACTTCTTCTTCTAACTCTTCTTCAGTTAGTTCAATAACTTCTTCTTCTTTAAAGAAGTCAAAGATTTCTACAACTTCTTCTTCAATTATTTGTTCTTGTTTATCTTGGTCTTTGACATCTTCCTCTTGAATTGTTTCTTCTCTGATGTTGTCATCTCGTAATATCTCTTGGTCCAACTCATCTTCTATTATTTCCTCTTCTACTTCTTCTTCTATAATAATAATAAAATCTTCAGGTATATCTATAAACTCAACTTCTATTATCTCTATCTCTTCTAGTTCTTCTAGGTATTCCTCAACTTCAAGTATTGCTTCAAGAAACTCTTCTGCTTCCTCTTTAGTTTCAAACTC